AAAGGGATATTGAGATACCACAGAACAAAAAGAAGATTTGACAACTTTTTTTGTCGATATCCTCTTTTGGATAATATGTATAACTGTGTGGTATAATTAATAATAGTGTGTGATATGAAAATGAAAAAATACAGATTAAGAAAAATAATTAGAGAAGTCATTGAAAGAGAATTAAATAATTCAATGTTTCCAATAAGAGATACTCAATTTGACAGAAATGATGAAGATGATGAAGTGATAGATGAATTGGTTGTTGGTTCTGATAAAACTCTTTTATATAACAAAGAGATGATTAAGAATTGGATAAACTTCGGTTTAGAAAATGAATGGATTGAAAGAGATTCAAAACAAATTACAGATTGGGTAAAAATATTAGGAAGTAAAAACATTCAATTAGAAATGGAACGAATTCACTTCAAACATAATAAGGAAGATGATTATGATGATTATAATGATGTAAGTGGAACACTAATTAATAAGAAAGAATTAAGACAATTAATAGATAACGAATATTTAAAATAAAGTTTATGACAACAAACAGAAATTACGAAATAGTTTATTCAGATTTCAAATATTTGAATGGTTTAAATTATAGAGATATTGATACAATAGTATTAACTAAAAATGATGTACAGAAAATTAATAGAATTGAATATACAGATTATGACGAATCTGATTTTTACATTTTATTGGGATTGGAGATTGACGAATTAATAGATGAATTAAAGTTTAAAGTAAGTATAACCTATAAATAAAAAACATATGAATTTGACAGATAAAAAAGGATTGAGTAATCATCTAAATATAAGTGTTGGAAAAATTGACAACTTAATGAAAACAAAACAAATCAATTATTATAAAATAGGGAAGAATGTAAGATTTAACCTAAATGAAGTGAATGATTGGATAGGTAATTATAAAAAATAAAATATTTGATTTAAACGATTTCTATATGAAATCAACGGACTATGTGAGATTAGAAAAGTAATTGATTATATCGTATTATTTTACATTAAAATCACATATTATACACTACTACACACTGATAAAAAAAGGGAAGTAAATCTTCCCTTTCTTTTTTGAATAAATTGAAAATATTTAACTCTTACTTTCTTTATCCATTTGTTTAGTAAGTGTACTTTGAAGATTAATAATATCTTCAATCTTCGTATTAGATTTTGATTCAAATTCTTTAATCATTAATTCTAATGAATCATTAATTACTTCATATAATTTTCTATTGGTAAAATAACCAATTAGTTTAATGTGACTAAGTACTAATGGATTGATTAATGTTGTAAATCTTTGTAATTGATTTTCATTTAATTGTTCTGAATTTTTAGACATAACTTATAATTTTTAATTAATATCTCATAAATCTAAATAGGAAGAATTGAGATAACACATTAGTTAAATACTTCTCCCATAAAGACTAATCTTTTACAATCTGAATACATCATTTTCATTCTTTCTTCAACATCAAATCGACCACTTCCTTCAACTACTGTATAGAAAGTGTATTTACCATTTGATACACTAAATCGATATTTTTTTAATTGTGACATAATATAAAATTTTGATTAATATGTGATAAATCTAATAAGGATAATTAGTGACTTCAAATCTGTTAAAACTCTATACTAATTAATTTCAAAACTTTAGATAGACATAGATTTTAACGATATTATAGTATATAATAAAAGTTATTATATACAATTAATATTAATCATAAAAAATATAAGAATATGAAAACAGAAAAATTAAATGAAATAACAAAGAATATAAATAAAAATAAACCAACATATTGGTTAGAAAGTATTGAACGAATTGATTGGGTAAAAAGTTTTACAAAAAAACAATTTCTACAATTATATAATGGATACAATATTTGGGTTTGTGGAACATTAGGTGGTGAATGGGAATGTGAAGATTTCCGTATGAAAAATAGTAATAATAAAGATTGGAAATTCTTTTATAAAGTATTTAAAGAATATTTTGAAACAACAGATGATGAAGATGAAATTTTAGAAATGAATAATCTAATAATGAATTCATTTGAAAATAAAGAGAAAGTACTTAATGATTATTATGTACATAAAGAGGGATTAAAAATGAAAAAGGAATTAGACAAAGAAATGAAGAAAAGTGGAATAGTAAAATTGGGTAATTAAATTTAGAAGATATGAAGAAGTATATAATAAAAAATGTCAATGATATATTCGATAATAATATAGATGACAAAGTATTATCAAATTCAGTGATCGTTTATGTTAGAGTATCTACAGTATCACAAATTGAAGGAAGTAGTTTAGATTATCAACAGAAATTAGGAATTGAATTTTTTGAAAATTCAGATATCAAATTTGATAACATAATTGTATTAAGGGAAGAAGGAAAAAGTGGAGATGATTATAATGAAACTAATTTAGTAGAACGTCCTTTATTAAGATATGTTAATTCTAAAATTGATAAGAAAGGAACTATAAATCATCTTTGGGTTTATGACTTAAGTAGATTAAGTAGAAATAGTCGATTAAGTAATATTCTATTCAAACAATTTAAAGATAATGATGTTAATCTTTATGTGTTAAATGAGAAAAAGAAAGTTGATGATATTAGTGATAAATTCATAATGAATCTATTATCATTATTTGACGAATATGAAAATGAAAAACGATTTGAACGAAGTTTATTCGGTAAAATTGAATCAGTTAAAAACGATAAACATTATGGGGGAAAATATCCTTATGGATATGAAAAAGGAACTAATGGAAAATATAAAATCAACATTAGTGAAAGTAAAATAGTTAAACTAATATTTAACTTATTTGGTGTGGAACGATATTCAATTATGGATATCGTTTCTCATTTAACTAATAAGGAAATTCAACCACCAATTAGTACTGTATGGAATGAACAAACATTAAGGAATATTTTAAGAAGTGAAAAATACATTGGGAAACATAGATATGAAATTCGAATGTTAAAAAATGAATCTAAAGAATATTGTAGAGATAAAGGAAAGTTATTTACTCATACAGTTAATCTACCAAAAATCATTAATCAGAAATTATGGGATAAAGTTCAAATTGGAATGATGAAATTACAATCTAAACATATTAGTAGAAGTAATTTAAAATACGATTATCTATTAAGTGGATTAATGTATTGTGGAAATTGTGGAAATAGTTTGAAGATAAATCGAAATAAAAAGATAAATCAAAAAGTATATCATTGTGATTATAAAGAGAAACAATGGAAGTTTAAGGATAATCGATATAAGGTTTGTGGAAATGGAAAAATGAGACAAATTAATATTGATATCGTTGAAGAATTAGTTTGGAATGAAGTATTACAGTTATATAAGAATAGTCATATAATTAAAACACAATTTAAAAATTCTGTATTACCTAAAAAGATTGAAGAACGAAATCAACCTAATGAAGAAGTTGAATCGTTACAGAAATTAAATCATAATAAACAGAATGAAATTGATAAGTTGAATAATAGTAAAATTGAATTATTTAGTCAAAAACTATTATTAAATATGAGTGAAGAACAATATAATAGAATTGGTAAAAGTTTAGATGAAAAGATTGATAGATATAACCAACAAATCAGTGAGAATAAATTAAAAATAATAGAAATAACGAATGGAATTGATTGGTATGATTGGTTAAGTGATTTTGATAAAAAGTACTCTGAAATAAAAGATTTTAGAAGTTTAGAAGATAAAAAACTATTTATTAATAGTATAGTTAAGAAGATTGATGTGTATTGGGATTCAATTACAAATACTCATAAATTAAAATTATTCTTCCACTATCATATTGTTAATGACGAACGAATAAGAATTGAAAAATATCAGTTTAAAGTTAAAAAGGGAAAAAATTATAAAGTGATTTATACAAAAAATACACCTAAACGAATAAATGGAAATAATCAGTTTTCGACTACAAAAAAAATGGTCGAAAACTACTCAACAGTAACGGACTTTGTTTCGACCATTAAATCTAATCCTAAAAATTCAATTAATAATAATGTTGAAAGTATATTATTAAAATTTGAGTTAGATATTAGAACATCAAAACTAACTAAAACATCACATTATAATTCGTATCAACATAAATTATATAGATTAATAAAATACCTTAAAGAAGTTAAGGGAATTGGATATCGAAGAATATCACATATTTTATTTGACAAAGGATATCGTTCAGTTAGAACTAATTCTGTATTAAAGAATAATTATGTTTATTCAATTTATAAGAAGGGTAAAATTAGAGAAAACAGAATTTATCGTTCGTTTGATACTGAGATTCACAATGTTAGAATCTATCCAAAATATATCTCAAAAAATAGTATAGAAAAAACACAGTTTTAAATAACTGAGATTATAATTATAACTGTAGGGGTATAATAATATATTATATATTGTTATAATAGGTTAAAGTAAATGTTATTTATTTGACTTTATACTATTTATTGTTATTGGTATATTTTAATATTATATCCAATAGGTTTTAATAAATGTTATTTATTTGATTAAAACTATTTTAGTTTTGATCAATGATAGATTCAATTTGTTTTTTAACCTTAATAGGATTAGAAACTGAATGAAAAACAACATTACTTATTCCCATTCCAGTACAAACAACATTACCATATCCTAATATTCTTCCTAATATACCTTGTTTAACTTCAACAGTTTCAATCTTACTTAATTTCATTTCATCAGTATTTCTACTAATAATACCTGATTTAGTAACAACTCTTTTATTAGTTAAACCGTATTCAATAAAAAATAATCCTAATAACCAAAATAATGGAAATATTAACCAACAGAATAATATATTTTGAAGATAAATCCACCAATGTATACTAAATGTAGATTCAATTTTTTCATCTTTTATTAAAGTACTTTTTATATAACCCATAATAATTTTTTTAGTTTCAGTTACAAATATACTTTATTATAAGAAATAATGAAAAATAACAACTTATGAACCTAATGTGGTTAGGATAATAGGGAATATTAACTTTAGACAATGACGTTGGTTTATGTCTAACAGTTAAATTAATTATTATGAAAAAAGTTATAGGTTATATTAGAGTTTCAACAGAATATCAAAAGTTAAAAGAGAATAGTATTAATAATCAGATTAAGTCAATTAACGATTATTGTAACAATGATAATATGTGTTTAATTGACATATTTGAAGATAATGGTGTTAGTGGAATGAATAGTGATAGAAATGGTTTAAATCAATTATTTGATAAAGTGAAGAAAGATAATATTGATATGGTAATTGTATATAGTTTAAGTCGGTTAGGTAGAAAATTAAAAGATGTTATTCACTTCGTTGAAATGTTAGATAAACACAATGTTCAATTCGTTAGTTTAAAAGAAAACTTTAATAATAATGATATCGTTGGAAAATTGATGTTTAATATTTTGGGTAGTATAAATGAATTTGAAGTCAATTTATTATCACAAAGAATTAGTGATGTTAAACAATATAAAAAATCAGTTAGAGAAGTATATAGTGGAAAAATATGTTTTGGTTTAAAACGAAATGGAAAGAAATTAATCAATAATGATACAGAATTAGAAACATTGAAATTGATACATAAATTGAGAAATGATAAAATGAGTTATTTTAAAATCAGTGATTATTTGAATGAACGAAATATATTAAGTAAGGAAAATAAACAATGGTATGGAAATAGTGTTCGAAGTGTATATCTAAATAATGTTTTAGATTTGTAGAATGGAATACCCAATATTAAATAAAGAATTATCGGATAAAAGAAAATCTGTTAATGAATATGTTATTGAAGTTTCAAAAGATAACTATTGGATTGTTGTTGTCAATAGAACTATAAATGAAGATAAAGGAAACGAACACAATGACGAATATTATCATTATGGAACGGATGATGTTTCAATGTTAGAAAAAGTATATAGAAAACAAATGGAATTATATTTTGACTATCAAAAATTTGAAGTTGAATTAAGTAAGGTTGATGATACAGTTAAACGATATAACGAAATATATTTAGAAGAAAAAATGGGAAAAGAATATATGGAATCACAAATGAATGATGAGATAAATGGTGTTAAGTTTCAAAATAATACTGAAGATGGATTAGTAAGACAAATAACTCATTATGTATTTAAAGTTGGAATGATTGATAATTGGGATTTCACTATTAAACATAGAAAGGAAAGTTGGTTAGACGGTGGAGAAGATGAAACTGAAATATATGATGATAACGATAATAAAAGGGATGTAGAATGGTTTGTTGATAGATACTTTGACAGTTATGAATCGTATGAAGAATTTATAGACGAATTAAGTAGTCGTTATCAATAATTAAATCAATTTATTAATACCTAAATCTGTTCTATTTAAACCTAAATTAATTAATGACTTTGGGTTATTATAATCAATATGTTTATTTAATTCATTTTGGAAATATGGTTTAAGTGTAACTTTCATATTTGATTCTTTAAGGTTATCTACTTTATGTTTTAATGATTCAAATATTTCTAAATAACTACCTAAATATATAGTGAACTTTTGATTCAAATGTTTTGATGTTAATTGGTATTTATCATTTCGTTTATCATAAGTAATATGACAAATGACTGTATAACTATTATTGAATATTGATAATTCGTTTTTTAATTCAGTTTGTTTAGATTTTAATTTCTTATTCTCACTTTGTAATTGTTTCTTTTTGAGATTTAACTTTTGTAATTGTTTCTTATTTCGTTCTATTGTTCTACTTATTTGAGTATGTAAATTTCTCTTATCCTTAAATTCAGTTGGTAGTTTATTATACAAATCATCATCTAAATAATCTAACTGTTTCATATATCAAAAATCTATGTTAATTCATACAAATTTAACGAAATAGTATAGAATTATAGTATATGTAATGTTCTTTATGGATATGTGGAAAAAATACAATTGGTATATGTTTAATGTGAAGAATGATAGAAAAAAATTATCTGTAAAATCTATGATAAGAAATGAAAAGAAATAATCATTAGTGATACGATATCATACGATATCGAATCTATAGTATATGAAATCGGATTGTGTATATATATTATCGGAACGATCCATAACCGATTGACATCGACGGAATATTTAATATATCGTATATAAGAAATGTGTTTTTAGTGAGAATACGATTTTTTTTGGTATCAATCCTTATATATGGATATATGTGGATAGGGAATAATTGGTTATTAAATTTATCGTTCAAATTTGGATTGGGGGATAAAAAATTCTGATACAGTTTTCATAAAGTTACAAAAGGGATATTGAGATACCACAGAACAAAAAGAAGATTTGACAACTTTTTTTGTCGATATCCTCTTTTGGATAATAT